CGAATGCGGTCATGTTAGTGATGCCGACGGGCGCAGGATTGGAAACAGATACCGAACGCGTTGATATTGAATTAAAAATTATTCAATCAGACCGTATCATTTTTAACGATCCTGAATATAGAATACTAATTTATAAAGGCACTAATAAATCGAAATACGCCGCCATCGGGGCAGCTGCTCCGAATTATTACTATGTCGTTACTGATATGTTTTTCGCGGAGATTAAACCCGTTCAAGACGATCAAAATTTCATAGTAACGTACGAACATAATAGCGGTGTTATGCCCTGGGTAACTTTGGGCGGCCGTTCCGTTCCAAAGCATGATTTTTACGGTAATACGTTTCATATTTTTAAATCGGATTTCAGTCCCGCGATACCGTATTTAAATGATGCTGCGATATTCGACAATCAGCATAAATCAGTAATGTTAGCGACGTGTTTTCCTGTTAAGTTCGTCGAGGGCGTTGATTGTAAAACTTGTTTCGGTACGGGCCGATGTGTTGACCCTCACGACTCTGATAATAGTATCACCTGTGGAACGTGTCACGGCAACGGAAAAACGTTAAGCATAACGCCGCTCGCAGCGTATAACATAAACCCGTCAACAAATAAATTTAGAGAAGGTGAGGTAGGAGTCGATCCGATTCGTTATTTTTCGCCCGACGTTTCTACGATTGTCGAAACGGGCAAAGTTGCAACCGCAGCACTCGACAAAGCAGAACAGGTGTTAAATATTAACCGTTCTCTAAAATCAGCTCAATCAGGCGTAGCAAAGGAAATGGATCGCGAACCTGAATATATCGAAGTCGGTAAAATATCAGACGACGTTTATGCGCGAATGAAAGACACGTTAGAGATTATTCAGGCGCTCAGATTTATGGATACAGAATCGTCGATTATTGTTAACGCTCCGATTTCGTTCGACCTAAAAACAGAAATTGAATTGATGTTAGAGTTTGCCGAATCTCAAAAAGGGCAACCCGCTGCGATTCGTTTCGAGGCGTACATTAGTTATATGGATCGTAGATTCTCCGCAGATCCGATCGCGCGCCGTATCGCTGAGATATGCGCGATGTATATCAGTTTGTATCTGTACACGGTCGACGAACGAAATACGCTGTTAGCGTCAGGGCAATGCACTCAGGAAGATTCGATTAAGGCGACGTTTGTATTCGACGCGATTACTTCGATTTATTTCGATCAGAATTTTGATATTATGACAGACGATTGGAACGCGATTAAAACGCGAATTGATGCGGAGTTAGCGCCACGTTTTGCGGCTCAGAGGTCTAATGTTTTGCCTGAAATTGAGGTGTTACCGAATGATGATAATAACGATGATTCGCCCGATGATAATAACGATGATTCGCCCGATGATAATATGTAAATTTTACCCCTGACTTTGTTACAAAAAATTACTAACTTTACCCTGACTTTGTTACAAAATGGATTTAAATAAACCCGAACGGATAAACGAAGCAGCTCAGACGTTACTACAAAAACGATTCGATAAAGTCGAACCTAAATTCGTTAAGGCGGTAGTTGAATGGATAACAAAATTTAAGACAACCAACGGCAGCATAATTCGAACTAAGGCGAACACAGACAGATTATCAGGATTCAGTACGGCGGTTAATAGATTTTTATTGAACGCTGGTTATAACGCGATGTTAGACGGTTTTTTAGAGAATTTCGATGCTGTTTCTGATGCTCAGATTGAGATACACGGCGAATTAAATGATATTAAATTAACTCGCTCGTTTATAAATCCGTTTAAATCGTGGGCCGTTAATAACGTTATTTCCGATATGGTCGGGCAGGGCCTGAATGAGAATTTAATAAACCCGCTCCGATCTGAATTATTTATTGCAGTAAATCAGGGCAGCACGCTAACGGACGTTATAACGTCGATTGCAGGACAGCTGACAACAACCGAATCAAGGCAGGGCGTATTAAAAAGAATTGCACTACAAGCAAGCCGCGACGCGTTAGGGCAGTATGACGGTATAGTTAATGAGGCGGTTCGTAAATCGTACAGACTCGATGCGCTGTTATACGTCGGTAGCCTTGTAAAGGATTCCCGCGCTCAGTGTGAACGTTGGGTTGATTACGACAAAAACGGTAAGATAGGAATGATATTATTTGAAGACTTAGAGCAGGAAATCGAATGGGCGGAAAATAACGGCACGGGAATGATACCGAATACAACGCCTGAAAATTTCTGTCAGAATCGCGGCGGTTTTAATTGTAGGCATATTTGTTACCCGATTAGGCGACCAAAGGGAAAAGAAGCGGAACCTGAAGCGCAGAAAGTACCTGAAGTTAAATTAGGATTTGATAAAAAGTTTGATGAATATGTTAATAGTGAAGATATAAACGATGAAGCTAAAATTTTAATTGATAGATTGCCTAAACCAAAAGAGATAAAATTAAATAATAATGCTTCTTTTTATCAAAATGAAATAATATCATTAAGAAAAACTGCTGACAAAAATACTTTTATTCATGAATATGGACATCATATTGATAAATCAAATGTATCATTAGATAAAATATTTAAAAATGCTTATGATGACGATTTAAAGTATTTAAAAAAAGAATATGGTAAAATAGATGAAATGATTCCTAAATTATTAAAAGAATTTAGGGATGAAAACGGAAGAAGTAAAAGTGAATTTAATGGGGCATCTGATATTTTAGATTCATTAACTAAAGGAAGAGTATATGATGATTATTATGGATATGGTCATGGTAAATCATATTATAAAAATGATTTATTTAGACATAAAGAAAATTTTGCTAATATTTTTGAAGCATGGTCTAAAACAGATAAAACACAAATTGAAGTTATTCAAAAATTATATCCAAATTTATATAGTTCATTTTTAGAACTTATCAAAAAGTTATGAAACAAGCAATAGAAAATTATATTATTAAATTCAATGAAAAACCTAATGTAATTGGTATGTTTTGGTATGACCAAAATCAAATAATAGAAAATATTCAAAACGCCATTAAAACGGGTAAAAAATACAATGAGTTAGATTTACTTACAGACGAACAAAGAAAATCATTTTTAAAAGGCGATTTATTATTTTAAAAACAATATGTTAGTAATTACAGCGAAAAATAAAACAACCGGCTTAACATCCGAATTTACCCCAACTGAATGGTATTCAGCACAGCAGACTCACGAATACGATTACACGGGCACTAAATTTGTAAGCGAGCAGAATACGACGCCTGTATGCGTGGGCGCCAATTGTAATAAAACAACCGTTAAACGCGGCTGCGGATGCGGTAAAAAAAATAAGTAGATGATATTTATAACTGTATTTATTGCGTATTATCCTGACATCGAAGACGAAGACGACGCAGACGACGAGCTGATGCGATTAGGTTTTGTTCCTGAATATAAAGAATATGAAGCCGACATCGACATAACAGAAATTGAAATCTATCACGAAACGGAATTATTAACGGGCGAAATAGCCACTAAAGTACTAACTAAATCGGCAGCGGAACTAATTGTATTGATGCCGATAGCAGAATTTAGAAATTTAATTAAAAAAACCTTGAAACAGTATGGAACATTTAAAAACAGTAATTGAAAAATTGGGCATTGATTCCGAAACATTGACCAAGCTCGAAAAAGGCGAAATACAAGCCGATGAAGTGGTAAACGGATTGGTTAGTACGTTCGAAAAAACGGTAGCGGATCGCATCGGTAAAGTAGTAGAAGAACAAAAGAAGTCTGAGCTGTTCGGCGCTGCTTACGCGAAAACAGAAAAACAATTTGCTGATGAGTTTGGAATGGATTTATCGAAGTATGAAACAGTCGACAAAAAAGACCGATTCAAAACGATTGTTAAAGATTTGAAATCTCAGCAAACTGAACTACTCGATAAGTTAAAAAGTGAGTATAGCGGCGTTAATGCTCAGAAATTACAGCAGCTCACAGAACAATTGGAATTAGCTAACACGAAGCTCAAAAATCAAGAACAAAGCATCGCCGACGCGATCCGCGCAGAACAGGAGAAACTGATTAACTATAAGCGTGATAATCAGATTGAAAAAGTTCGTAATGTTCTGATTGAAGGCGTTAAGAATGCCCGCCTGACTCAGAAAGAAATGCGCGCGGTATTCGATGCTGAGATTCGCGAAAAGAAATACGATTTTGAGCTCGACGACTCAGGTAACGTTTGGATTACGAAAGACGGGCAGCGCGTAAAACATCCACAGCGCCCAACGGATAATTTGAAATATGAAACGTTATTTGAAATGATTGCATCGGAAAATAATTTTATTAAGCAGTCGAACGGTGGCGAAAAGAAAACGTTCGAGATTGATGAAAAGGTAGCCGGTGCGATGCACCCGAACCGCGTGAAATATGTTACTGAAAAGTATTAAATAGCAAAACCCGCAGATTATGCGGGTTTTTTCGTTTTTAGTAAGTAGTTAATAATGTTGCGTTTTGTTGTAGTTTGCTTTTTGAAACGCCATAGTAAAACTTATTAAAGTCCTCAAAATGAAAGAATTTTTTATTATCAATTAACTTTTTTATCTCTTC